GCCGTTATGATGACGACCAACTTGAAATAGTTGAGATTCAAGATATGGTTTACCTGACTACTACGGATGGAATGAACTTAATCAAACCGACATCGCGCATTGATTCATTGAAATATCCATTGTCAAACATCAAAGCGAGTTACCATAAGCGTAACGTATTACTTGAAAACATCGGTGCAATAGGTATATTATCAGCGCAAAAAAGTGACTTGGGCGGTGCAATTCCAATGACACCGGAAGAAAAAACTGCCATCCAAAAAGATTGGTACAACCGTTCAAAAGACGAGTTATTGATCACTGAAAGCCAAGTTAATTGGACTCCAATGTCTTACCCGACACGTGACTTGCTTTTATTCGAAGAACTAACGGCTGACAAGTTAGCCATTATTGATGCATACGGATTGAATTATAACCTATTCTCAAGCGAAAGCGGTTCGACGTTTAGTAACGTTCGCGATTCGATTCGAATGGTATATACAGATACAATTATTCCTGAAACGCAACAGATGTACGACACAATGGCGCATCAGTTAGGACTTGCAAAAGACGGATATTACATCAAAGCGGACTTCTCACACCTTCCGGTACTACAAGACGACGAGCAAACTAAAGCGGCAGCAGACAAGACCAGAGCTGAAACGTACAACATTCTATTGCGCGACGGTGTAATAACTACCGAGCAGTACGCAATGGATTTCGGTTATGAGTTGCAACAACAAAACGCAACAGATGCCAAAGCGGCTGCACTTGCTCAAGCACAAACGGAATTGAAAGGTACGGTAGGCGGTTTAAGTGGTATTATCGAACTCAACACGGCGGTTACTGGTGGACTTGACCGAACAACGGCGGTTAACATCCTTGTAAATTACTACGGTTACGATGCCGCAACGGCTAATTCAATGATTACAACGACACAAATATTACCAAATGAAGGATTATAACCTATATAGAATCAAAGCATCGTCTGACATAAAGGATATGGATAGCGAAAAACGTCAAGTCGCGGTCTATTTGTCACGGTTTGATAACATAGATGCTGATAACGATATGATTAAGAAGGGCGCGTTTGCCAAATCAATACAAGAACGTGGTCCTGAAAGCGAATCAAACCGTAAAATTGCCTATTTAAGACACCACGAATGGGACAAGCAAATCGGTAAATGGTTGAAACTCGAAGAGGACGACAAAGGACTATTCGCAATTGGTCAATTAGGGCGTTCATCTGACGGAGAGGACGCTTGGTTGGACTATGAAGACGGTATTATCCGCGAGCATTCAATCGGATTCCAATACATACAAGACAAATTACGTTGGATTGACGATTCAAACGCTGCAAATGGTGGGTATTGGATGGTATCTGAGGTGAAATTATATGAAGGTAGTGCGGTAACGTTCGGAGCAAACGATTTAACAGAGGTTGTTGACGTAATGAAGTCCGAAAATCGCGTTGAATATGCTGATAAAATTGCACAAGAAGTTGAAGCGGTCATTAAAGGACTAACCAACGGAAAAGGTACAGATGAACGACTGTACGAATTGGAAATGAAGTTAAAATTTTTGAATGCCAAGTTGCTGACACTTGCAAAACACGAACCGCTTGACCTGAAGCATTCGGATGTATGCGAGCCGGTTAAAGTAATAGAGGCATTTGATTGGAATAGAGTAGTAAATAATTTAAAGTAAACAAACAAACAAATGGAAAATTTAACTCCTGAGCAAGTTGTTGAAAAGATCAACGGCTTGATTGATGAAAAAATGTCCACGTCTGCTACAAAGAGCGAAGTAGAAGGACTAAAAAGTGACCTTGAAGGGTACAAAAATTTGGAAGTAAAGAGCCAAGAAATTGAGAAAGCAATCGCAAGAATGGAAGGACGATTGGAAGCAATGGCTGAAAAAGCGGTTGATCACAAATTCGTACCTAAAAACCTTGCGGAAGCAATCACTAACGCGTATGTTTCAAACATCGAAAAAATCAAAGAAACGGCTGCTAAAGGTGGAATGTTGCAATTAGAAGTGAAAGGCGATACTACAATTGACGCTGATTACGACGGTAATATTGCATTGTCTACACTTGAGAGCGGAGTTGATAACATCCAACGTCCGGTTATCAAAGTACGTAACGTTGTTAACACTGGTACAACTGGTTCAAAGTACGTTGTATACATCTCTCAAGATGCAAATACAACACCTGACTGGACTAACGAAGCGGGTACTAAAGCACAATCGAACCCAGCGTATTTAGAGGTATCTGTTGAGGTTAAGAAAGTTGCTTCAACTGTGAAGGTTTCTAAAGAAATGTTAGCAGATCTTGCTTTCGTTCGTTCTGAAATCAACTCTGATTTGATGGCTGGACTTGACCAAGCAATTGAATTCTCTTTGATTAACGGTACTGGTGGTCTTGACCTTGACGGTTTATTATCATTCGCACAAACATTCGCTGCGGGTACATTTGCTGCATCAATTCCAAGTGCTAACATTTCCGATGTTATCCGAGTTGCTAAAGCACAAATACAAGCGGCTAACTTTGAGCCAACACACGTATTGTTGAACCCTGAAGATGCGGCTAAAATTGAATTGACTAAAACACAAAGCGGTGAGTACACTTACCCAGCATTCTGGGATATGAATATGCGTGTTGCTGGACTTATCGTTGTGACTTCAACTAACATCGCACCTGGAACATTCTTGGTAGGTGATATGAGCAAGTCAAACGTGAGAATCCGTGAGAATATGAGCCTACAAGTTGGTTACGTAAACGACGATTTCCAACGAAATATGGTTACTATCCTTGCTGAGATGCGTTTGTGTCACTACGTTAAAAACAACCAAGTAAACGCTTTCGTTGCTGGTGATGTTGCAACTGCAATCGCTGCAATCGATTTGCCATAAATGAATTAACGGGGTGGATGTAATGTTCACCCCTCTTAAACTTGCACAATGGAACGTAAGAAACGAAAAAAGAAAATAGACGTAACGCTCGACACAAAGAATGTTGACATCACATTCAAGCGCGAAGAGGACGGCGATATAGAAATCACATTGGACACGCCGAAAGTGGATGCGAAGTTTATCAAAAACGAAGAGGGAATAAGCCTTGACGTTGATGTAAATGACAACGATTTCTATGAGTTTGAGAGCAACGGAAAATCGAAACACCTACCTAAAGGTACTGTGTGGAAAATCACCGGAGCAATGCTTAAACTATTTTTGCAACAAAAGTTTGGTAAACTAAAAAAGTGAATTAAGGATGTTTTTAGGAATAGACGATTTCGAAGGTAAATACGAGTTGCATACGGGAATGTATGACCAAGCAAAGATTTTGGAGTACATCCAAATATACGAGGAACGCTATTTATTAGAGTTACTTGGTGCTAAATTGTACGACGAATTCATTGATGATTTAGACGTAAACAACTATCCTGAGTCGCCTAATTTTCAAGCAATCTTTAATCCATTTCACGAGGATGCGGTCAATCACGGTATAGTTATTTCTCAGGGTATACTTGAAATGCTCAAAGGCTTTATATACTTCGAGTACATCAAAGATACTGCCAACCAAATGACGATTAACGGACAAGTAATCCCACAGAACGAAAACAGTCTAACGGCAACAAGTCTGTACAATATGATGTACACGCGTTACTGGGAAGCGTTAAGAACTTATCGCGCAATTCAATGGTATATCTGTACCAACAATGACTTGGAAATTGGAGAGGTATTAAACTATTCTGTATTGAATTTCGGTAACGGTTATACTGGTTCAAATATAACTGCAACAGTAATTGGTGGTTCGGGAACGGGTTTTTCACTGAATTATTTCACTGATATGGGATCAATAATTGATTTAGAAGTTGTTGACACGGGACAGAATTACCAAGCTGGTGATGAAGTTGAAATCCCAGGCGGAACGTTTAACGCAAAGTTATTAATTGTCAAAGTAAGCAAAGGCGATTTCAAGAAGTGGAACGGTGTACGTAAACAAATGGCATACTGGTTATGACACAAGAGATAACTAACATAGTAGGTCAATTGGTTAGTCAGGTTAACGGCGAAATACACGGCGAATATGATAGTAACGCTTCGACTTTTTATACTTGCGATACAAAGTGGGCGCGGGTTGGTAAAATCGTCTTTGATCAGTCAGTAAATCAATACCAAATTACGAAAGTAGAGGTTGACATATCAATAACATTGTCGCCAATAGGTCACACAAACGAACCGACTGACATTCTTTATTTGCCTACTCCATTTTGGATTACTGGTACTAAATTAGCCACTAACGCGGAATGGTCAAAAGCCGAAAAAAGCCTAATGAAAAAGACACCGTTGGCTTGGTTACTTGAGGTGATTCGATTACGTAAGTACGGGCGTGATAGTGTAATTGAGTTTGAAAGCGACTTGAGAATGTTTTTTCTTGACGAAACAAACGCGACACAATACTATACGTCAGACCACAGAGAGAACGTCGTATTTCCAATGGAACGGTTAGCACTTGAGTTTATCAAACAAATAGAAAACAATAGAAATTTTCAGACCATTGACCAATACGACATTGTTACATTTTCACGCTTCGGAGTTGAACGTGAGAATGGAATGTTTCAAAATGTTTTAGATGCAAATTTAAGTGGGGTTGAACTACGCATAACACTCACGAAATTCAAAGAAAATTGTAAATGTTAAACAAACTAAATAACAAAATAAGATGTTAGGATGTAATTGTAACGCTGGCTTAGCAAACACGGGAAGACCGAACTGTCTACCGATTCAGTCAGTAACGAGTAAATTAATAATGGTTCCTTTGTACGCTAACGATGGAACTGCAAACTATTTAGATTTGACTTCACCATTACCAACGTGGAGCGATCTAATCAACGAAGCGGATGCATCAAAAAGATGGTTCCCTTTACCAAACTTTGAGAACGTTGAACTACCTAAGGCAGATAGCCAATTCGAAGAAGCATCTTCAGGTCGAATGGTTTTCTTGCGTCAAGGTAAGCGTTCATTCTCAGGTGAACTATGGGCAGAGGATTCATCACCTACATTGTTGAGCAAATTGCAAAATAACAGATGTGTTGATTTCGGTGTATACATTGTAGACGTTAACGGTAACTTGGTTGGTTCAAAACAAAATGACGGATTATATCCAATTCCGGTTGATAACCCTTCTTTTGATCCGAAGTATATGTTCGCAACAGATTCAACCACTTCTAAGATTATGGTTGCATTTGATTTCGACCGTCTATTCGACGAAGGAACAATGTATATGATTACACCAACAGAGGCGGGTGTTAACTTCAACGACCTTACTGGATTGATTGATGTAAACTTTAACAACAAAGTTATCACTGCTGGTCAGTTAGTTGCTGACTTGGCACTTGATTACGGAACTGCATTAAGTCCAATTAAATTTATTGGTGCTTTACCAGCAGATTTCTCAATCACAATCAACGGTGCGCCAGCTTCTTTAACTTCTGTTCTTGAAGGTCCAGACGGAACGTATACATTTGCATTCACTGCAACAACCGGTGATGACATCGTTATTAGCGTAATCAAATTAGGTTACGACGGTGAGGCTTCATTCGTTGCTGCATAATTCTGAGGTATGGATTTCGTAACAGTCGGTCGGTATAGCTTGAATAAACAGATACTTGCGGAAGTAAGCCTATCTGAAGCATACGAAACGTTCGCAAATATGCCACAAAACGTAGTAAAATATGCGTTTGAGCAAGTGAACGGAAAGACCAAAAAGAAAGCGAATAAAAAACCAAAGGTTGATGAGTAATTCAAATTGACTTGAACTAAAGAGGGGTGGGTAAAATCACCCCTTTTTTTGCTTAATTTTGTATATGTTTGATTTGATGGATACAGTTCTTGGCGATGTAATCAAAAAAGTGCAAAGCATTACGTTTGAGGATGTATGGCAAGAGGTATTCAAAGACGAACAATTCAAAGAAGAAATACTTGATTGGATTCGATGGGAGCAGTTATATGCAGAAGGAGTTGACGAATTAGGGCAAATTATCGGTACGTATTCAAGATATACCGAGATACTCAACCCTGAAAAAGCAGAAGGATCACCGTATACATTGAACGACACGGGCGATTTTTACAACTCACTTGTTATATCAGTGCTTCCAGATTCCATAGAAATAGACGGAGACGGATTAAAGACAGATGAATTTGGACAAACAACAGACCTATTCGCGGAATATGGTTACGAAATTATTGGACTTACTGACGAAAGTAAAGCGAAACTTGCGGACGAACTCGTCACAAGATTCCAAGTTGAATACGGACGATTACTATCTGAATATTGATGAATTGCCGTTACACAATTGGATTAAATGTTCGGAAGGAAAACTCGAATTTGTCAGAAAAGGAAACAACGGAACGCAAGAAAAAGACGAACACTACTGGACTTTGATATATGATTCATATATAGAGGAGTTCGGACTTAGTGAAATGTATAGAAAAATGCTTGAAGCAATGAAACGCAAAGCATTAATTGAATTGGATTACGTATTGACGGGTGACCGGTTTAAATTAACAGAAGCCGAAATTGAATCCTCAAAACTGAATTCAATGATGGCAAACGGTGGTAACGGAATGACGATTGAACAGTCATTAATACATATAAGCAAATGGATTGGTCAATGGATCAACCCGAAAACGATAACGGCACGAGAGTATTTTAATTTATTGAAGGAATATGGCAAAGCAAATAAAGGCAACTGACGTTTTTGAGAGTGAAGATATTTTCAAAGGCATAAGAGAAAGCGCAGAACAAGCAATTGCAACGCTTGGAAAGTTTAAAAAAGAACTTGCCGGAACTGCTGACGACCTAAAAAAGACTATCGGCGGTGCTTCAATGGGTGATACCAAAGGCATCAACGAACTAATTACGGCTACAAACAAAGCAAACGACGTCAAGGAAAAGACGATTAAAATAGACCAAGAACAAGAACGATTGCGCAAGTTAGCGGCACAAGCGGAAAAAGAAGAAATCCGAGTAAAGAAAGAAGCGTTAACACTTGCCGAAAAAGAACAACGCGCAAAGGATAAAGAACTCAAACAAGCACAACAACAAGAAAGCATTTACGCGCAACAATCAAAGCGTTTAAACGAACTTCGTAGAGCGTATAAAGACTTAGCATTCCAGAACAAAGAAAACACGGCAGAAGCGCAGAAATTGATATCTGAAATCACTGATTTAGACACCAAACTAAAAAAAGTTGATGCAACAGTCGGACAACACCAACGCAACGTAGGTAATTACGAAGGCGCGACGATGTCATTACGTACCGAATTAAGAAAGTTAACGCAAGAATTAGCCAACTTAGACGAGTCCGATCCGAGATTTAACCAAATGGCGCAAAGAGCCGGTGAACTACGCGACCGTATGCAAGACACTCAGGGCGTAATCAAAGCAACTGCGGGTACTGGACTTGAAAATTTTGCGGGTGCAATGGCTAACGTTGGTCAGGTTGGCATCGCCGCGTTTCAAGGTATCGAGAGCGCAATGGTTTTAATGGGTGTTGAGAATGAAAACCTAATGAAAGCAATGGTTCGACTTCAAGCACTTGCGGGGTTAGCGGATGCAATGCGTACACTCGGTGGTTTGGGTGATATGATGACAGAGATTAAAGCGGGGTTCATTGCTGCAGCACAAAAACTCGGAATTTTGGTTGTCGTCAAAGATGCTGACGTTGTAGCAACAGAAGCACAAACTGCGGCGTTAACTCAACAAGAAGTAGCAACAAATAAAGTAGATGCGGCAACGGGTAAAATGCAATTAACAATGAAAGCGTTACCGGTCGCATTAATCGCAACGGCAATAATAGCGTTGATTGCAAATTTCGATAAGATAGCAGCGTTGTTCGACCGTGTTTCTATGAAGAACAAAGTCTTAAACGAAACGATGGGAGCGTATGCGGATGCCGCCAAGAATGTAATCAAAGAAACAACAGAGGTAAAAGCATCGTTTGAGTTAGCCCGTCAGGGTGTAATAAGCAAAGAAGAAGCACTTGACAAATACAATACAGTGCTTGGTGATACATTCGGAACGGCAAAGAATCTAAACGAAGCGGAAAAACTATACGCTGAAAAGACTGCCGCATATGTTCAAGCGACATCCTTACGTGCGCAAGCGGATGCCATATTCCAAAAGGTAGCGGAAGAACGAGTAAAAGCGTTAATGGCACACAGAACCGCATCTAAAGCGGCTAAAATTGAAAGTGACGACTTTTTAAGCATTACCAATGGATTATCTAAAGGACTAAAAGAATCCGGATATAGAGCAAATCAAAACGCAAACGAACTTGAAAAGTTGGCAATGTCACTATTAAAAAGCGCTGAAGTATTGGAAAACGAAAATAAAATACGCAGTGAATATGATCAGAAGGTTACAAAGTCATCAGAAAAGAAAAAGAAAGCCGCTAAAGAAGAGAAAATCGATTTAGATACATTAACTGCGGCATTTAGAAAAGCAACTCAAGCGCGACTTGAATTGTTGAATATCGAAAGAAAAGCACTTGATCCAAAAGAAGTTGAAAAAATGATGATATTGGATGAAGAACGCGCGGTACAAATTGCAGACCTTGCAGTAATAGAGGCAGAAATTGCTTTAAAAAGAGCGCAAAATACTGGCAATACAAAGCAAATTCAAGCGGCTGAAAAGGCTTTATTTGATGCCCGTAAAAAACAAATCGAAGAACAATTAAAACTTCAACTTGCTCAAACAGACGATGTAAATGAACAAGAAAGATTGCGTAAAGAAGCGCAGTTAAAAATAATGAACCTACAAAAAGAGGAAACAAAAGACCTACAAAAACAAGCTGAAATACGTAATTCTTGGGCGAAATATACGGCGGACTATTTTATCGAACAATCAAATAGAAAGATTGCACAGATTGATAAAGAAATTGCAGCCGCAGAGAACCAACAAAACATATTGCAAGAACTTGCCGCCAATGGAAACATTAACGCTAAAGAATCACTTGCCGAACAACAGAAAATAATAGACCAAGCCAACAGACGTAAAGAGCAAGAACAACGAAGACAACAAATGATTGAACTGATTAGTGGTGTATACCAAACATACAACAGTAAAGTTGCTGAAGGTGCAGAACATCCGCTTATGGAAACGATACGCGACACGGTTATGCTTCAACAATTCGCCAATACTTTGCTTGGTCAGATGCCAGCGTTCTTGGAAGGTACAGAGGACACCGGTACGAATGGCTATGGTGTAGATGGTAAAGGCGGATTCCACGCAATACTTCACCCAAATGAACGTGTTGTGCCTAAATCACTAAACGAGCAAATCGGTTCGATGTCTAACGAACAATTAGCGCGACTTGCGCAAGAATATCAAAACGGTAAATTGATTCGCGGAAGTCAAGCGGGTTCATCTATGGAGTTGGCGTTACTTGCGAATAAGTTAGACACGCTTACGGACACAATCAAACAGAAACCCGAAACCAATATTGAACTTGGAGAGATTACTTCGTCAATGATGGAGATAGTCAAGTCTACAAAACAAGGGAATACGTTAAAAACTAACCGTTATAAAATAAGAAAATGAAGCACATTCTAAACGGTGTAACTATTTCACCACGTAACGCGGATTCGATTGGTTTAGTTAGTGATTTCACGGGCAACCCTGACGTACTTTCTTTAAACATAGACACGTTAGTACTTACACGTGAAGGTTACGACGTAGTAAAGCAACACATTGCATCGGTTGGACTGTTTGAAGGTATACCATATACTTGCGTTTTAAGCCCTAATACAAGCATTGAGTATTACGTAGACCTAACCGATCCATCAAATACGTTTACAACGCACGATTGCGAGGTAAAAATCAAACGCAGAAAGTCTTTGGATTCGTTTTTTGATAACGCCAACGGTACGACGTTTGAATTGATGCGTAAAAAGAACATTCAATTCAGTTCTTTTCCGGTTCCGTACATAATCGTAAAAGACAATCAAATTGAGTTGGCAATTTCTTTAGGTATTTCATTGTTTGTAATGACTAAAGAGTTGATACAGTCAATTCAAGCGCTCTCAACCACTATATCTGACGGTGTTCAAGGTAGCACACCAAACACGGGTGTACCGCCATCATTCCCAACTGGTGCGTTAATTGCCTACATTCTTAAAATATTGGCGCAAGTTGTCTACGTTGCTGCTATTTTAGTGGCAGTTGTTGACCTGACAACACAGTTATTTGCGTTGATATTCCCGCCGGTTCGTTATTTAGGCGGTATCAAGATACAAGAACTAATGAAAAAAGGATGTCAATACTTGGGTTACGACTTCGAAAGTACGCTTTTGGATCAATATCCTAACTACACTATACTACCAGTCCCACTTATTCCCAACAGAAAGTCGATATTCGAGTTTTTACCATCAGAATTGAACCAACCATTCAACAAAGGCATACCTTCCGCGAGTGATTCAGTAAGTACATTGGGTTCATTATTTACGGCGTGTGAGCAAATGTTTAACGCAAGAACACGTGTAATTAATGGAGTAGTTAGATTTGAACGAAGGGACTACGGACAAAATCAAGTTAACTTACAAATCAACCCAGCGTTAGTACTTCAAACCGACCGAGACGATCAATTTAGTTACAACACAGACGACATTTGGAAACGTTATTACATACATTACCAAATTGATCCAAGCGACTCACACACGTTAGATAAGATATACGATTATCACCAATGCGAATTTAGTACAGAACCGACTTCATTTACCAATTGGGACTTGGTTTCTATTAAAGGACTGAACGACGTATCAATTCCGTTTTCGTTAGGTCAACGTAAAAGTTCTTTGAATTGGTTGGAGAAACAAGTCAAAAGTTTTTTTGAAGTAGTTGACGGTTTAACAAGCGCATTTGGTGGTAGCACTAATTTCGCTGCACAGATTCAAAACCGAATAGGTGTATTAACTATCTCGCAGAACTTCTTTACATCAACAAAACTACTATACACAGTCGGCGGTAAACAACAACAAGACTTTATGAATTACGTCAGCGCGTTGTCCTTATGGAACAAATTCCATTACATAGAGCAAATCCAATTGAATGACTTTCAAATCAAAACAGATGCGCGACTTCGATTAACAAACGAACAATTCGTATCTTTGTTGGATAATAACTACGCAGAAATTGAAGGCGAAACGTGTGAGATACTTCGGATGGAGTGGATAGACGAGAAAAGTCAGGCATTAATAACCTACAAAAAGCCGAACGATTATGCAAATGGTAGGGTGTACACATTAACAATTAACGACTAATGATTGACGTACAAGAATTAACCAAGCAAATAAACGACTCAATGAATAAGTTGATGCAGATTAACGACCAGTTGATTAACAACTTACCCGTTGAGCAAATGGAAAAATTAGCGCCAATTCAAGCGGACATTCACCAAATTTTGAGGTTAGCCAAGAAAGGCGAT